AACTGGATCTACGCCAGTCAGCTTGCCAAAAACATGGTGAGCAGCCCTCCCTCCGCCAATGTAGAACAAGCCGCTGGCAAGCATGTTGTTCAGTTCTTCAGGAGAAGCCGATTCCAATGCGCCCGTAGCCAACGCAAGCGTTGTGCCGTGAATTCCGGCTTTGGCGTACTCGACGCTATTTTCAAGGATGTCATCAATCCTCCTTCCTCCATATCGAAGAATTTTTGCGGCCTCCTTGCTTACGTTTGGCGTTCCTCCAAGAATTTCAAATGTTCCTTTTGTCCCTCCAGCAGAAATAGCCCTAGCTGCATCAATCTCACGAACCAGTGCAGGCAACTTCGTCGCATATGCAGCAGCTTTTAATGCTGGCCTTCCAGCCTTGCCAAGTAATGCTCCAGCAAGAATTCCGCCCCCCCTGTTTTCATCGCTTACTCCATATCCAATCGCTCCACCGCCTACAACTGGAACAACGTCTTTAAGTATTTGCGGAGTCTTTTCAGAAATATTTTTTAAAGCAATTGCAGCGTCATCAATTTTATCAGCGACCGCTCCGGCTGCTTTTCCGATAAATGAAGGCTGCTGCCTCCTTGCAAGTGTCTCTAATGCCTTTTCCCTAGCTGCAATCTGAGCAGCGTCATTGATTGCTTTAATTTGAGCGTCAGTTTTCCCTGCATATTTAATTCCACGGGCAATCTGCGGAGCCGACTTTAATGCGGCTTCTGCACCAAGCGAGACAAGCCCCATTTCTCCAAGGCCCAAGCTGCTAGGAAGCAGAAATGTTCCTGCGGTGGCAATGTCTTCATCTGTTTCTGGCTCCATTGCGGCCCTTTCAGATGCAGTCTGTTCAGCAATTTGATATGCCCTGTCTTTGCGTATTTGCTTTGCTTTTTCAAGGGACACTCCCTCTTGTTCGCTAATTGTCTGGGCATCAGGAATCGTGCTTAATGCAATTTGAGCAAGTCCCTCTTTTACAAAGTTAGATTTAATCAGCCTGCCGTAAATAGAGGGGTCTTCTTGTGCTGCTTGAGCCTGAATCTGATCAACTAGATGCCTCGCTTTATAGTTTTCAAAACTTTTTTCTTGGTCGTGAAGTCCAAACTTTTCGCTCAACCTGTCAGTCCAATCCATACCGCCTTCATAGAGTTTGGTAGCAAGATTTGCTGCCATTGATGGAAGTTCTACTGCTGGCGATACAAAGTCTTTAATTGACTGAAATCCTTTGTCACCAGTTGGATCAAAAACATTGTAAGCAACCTTTCCAACACCCTTGGCTAGGCTTTTACCAGTTTCTACAACTCCCGCGCCGATGTTGTACCAATCCTCCATCGTCCTCATGCCTTCGTTCCAAGGAAGGCTTCTTTGGTAATCGAACTTTTTGCGCAAAAGATCATCCGGCAGCGGGATGTCTTTTCTAGTATTAGAAACTTCCGTAAGTTTTTCTGGGGAGAGATAATTTAGAACCTCATAATCTGTCGTATCTAGTTCTTCTGCTTTTTTGCCAGCAAATGGAACTGGATTTTGTTCAGCTTCAATTTCTGCATCAATTAATCCAAGTACTCCAGCAGGCGGCTTGGCCTCTTCTACGGGTTTTTGTAGAGGCTCATTTGCAGCAAGTTTGCTTGCATCATCCTCCGCTTTAATTTCAGCATCAATGGCATCAAGAACGCTCATGTTGAGGAGCTATTGTGCCTGTTTCTGTTGTCTGCGCAATTCTTTTAACTTATTAAATGCTTCTTTGTAGGATGGAGATCCAACATCTTGTCTAGCATTAAGACTTGCTTCCAATTCTTTTACTGCGTTGTCAATTTCCGGCCCCTTGTCTCTTGTTACAAGGTCGATTGTAACTCGCTCTGGATTAAGATTATATTGTTTGGCAAGTTGTTTTGTCTGTTCAACAACTTGTTTATGGGAATCAAGGGCATTTTCATACATGCCCTTTGCTTCTTTAATGAAAGACTCGCGAACTTTGGGATCAAGAAAGCCACTTCCTTCAATCGCTTTGTTATACTTTCCAAAGATGGTTTGAGGAATTGTTCCAACATTGGATGCGGTTGCATATTCACCCTCACGAACAGTCGATGTGGGATCAAGGAGCTTCATGTATGCAAAGATCATGGACATATCAGAAGCTCCAGTTGGATCTTTTAGTTTGCCCTTGAGGTTATTCCATGCCGATTGAACAACTTGAAAGTTTTTAGATTGGGACAGGTAATCTCCGCGCAACTTGTCCTCTTCTTTGAAGATTTCTTCCTGCTTCATGGCGGCTGGCTGTTTTCCGCCCATGCTCTCCCTGTACTTCTCAATCTCTGTCTGCGAGGGCCATGTAACTTCATACCCTCCACGGGTTGCCTTTAGAGCAGCAGGAATCCCTTTGGTCTTTGCATAATCACGAAGCGCAAGAGCCTCTTGCTCGTTGTAGATTGCGTCAATGCCAATGGCCTGCTCCATCTGCTTCTGTAGCTGGCTTTGCTGGCGATTTTGCTCCATTCTGTTTGCCAATCTGTCTGATTCTTCTACATCCGAAAGATTACTTTCTACGTTTTTCAAGAACTCATCAGAAACACCGCCAAGGTTTGCAAGCGAAGCTGGCGGCTTCTTTTGCAAGAAAATGTTTCTTTCAAGTGGAACGTCAGTCGGTGTCGCCGCGCCTCCTGTGCTTGCTACAAGACCCTTTACTTTAGACCAGTCAATAGTTGAAAGGGCATTTATGGCATCCTGCCCGCGAGGAGATGGAGCGGCGGAAATATCTACTGGTGCTGTAATGTTGGCTAACGGAGATGATCCGTTATTTATTTTTAAGGTTTCACTAGTCGCCTCCTCTTCTTCAGGAAGATTAATGCTTTCAAATGATCCTCCGCCAAGTCTGCCTTTGTTGATGCTTTTTATTTCAAGTGGTTCAAGTGGAGCCACAGTTGACATTGCGTCACTAGACTCATCAGGCTGTTCGCCCAGCAGGCTTCTTTCTGCAAGTCCTTTGAGTGCAGTAGATGAAGGAAGCCTTTCTCGGATTTGTTCCTTGATGATGCTAATATCTCTTTCTTGAGCGTACTTTTGCGCAAGAAGTTTATCTTCTCTAGCATTCTTTTCAGCGAGAAGACGATCTTCCCTCCCTTCTTTACGAAGCGTTTCAGCCCTGTCTTGTTTGCTCTTATAGGCCGCTTGAATGCCCTGCGCAATAGATCCAAGTCCGCTGGCAATTCCCTGTCCGATCAATTCAGCGCGGGGGCTTTCAACATTCCATGCTGCAAGCGGTTTAAATTGGATGGGTGACTGGCTTCCGCCTGCAAATGAAAGTGGCTTCAGGCCAGCCAAAGGTTCATCAACCCTTGGAAGGACTGGAGCGAATGCGTATCCACCAGTTTCAAATGCGTTTGCCATAATTTAAAATCCTCCGAAGTTAATACCAGATGCAGATGGAAGTGTAAATTTATTTGAAGAAGCACCTGTTTGGTTTGCTGGCGGGGTAGCTCGCGCTACTTGCGGTGCTTGGTTAATCATGGATGCCCCGCCGCCCATTCCAATATTTGCAAATGATTGCTTTGCTGCCATTGCCGGATTGAATCCTGCTCCTCCGACTGCCGCTTGCGCTCCAGATTGCATGCTGGATTGTTGGGTTTGTTGTGCCGCTGTATCTTGCGCCTGTTGCGCTTGATTATAAGATGCAATTTGCTGCCTAGCCTCTTGATTTCCAGTCTGGGCTTGTTGCTGGGCATATTGTACTGCCTCATTGTATCTAGCAGCGTCTTCTTTAGCCTTTAACGCCTTTGCTTGTGCTGCTGCTTGCGCCCGTAGGGTGGCTAATAGTGCCTCAGTCTGCGCTTTTTGTTGTTCAGCGGCCCTATCTGCGGCCTCTTGATCAAGTTGCTTTCTGGTTTTTTGTTCCCCTAGTGATCTGTTTCCATAACTGCCATAAGCACCTAAAAACATATTACTTAACGGATAGCAAGACCTTCAGTTGTCGGCATCTGGAATTGATTCGCTCCAGTAACGCCCCTATTGGCAGCAGATGTCATGCTTCCTGCTGTAGTTGCGGCTGGGTTTTTAATGGGAGAGATGCCACCAATATTAGCCATTGTTTGTGGAAGCATTCCAGAGGCGGCTCCAAGATTAGAAAGTTGCGCTTTTTGGGTTTCAGCAAAATCATAACCTCCGCCAGTTGCGGCTGCTCCAGCGGCAGATGATTGACGTTGCGCCTCGGCAAGCGCGGATGCATCCTTGGCCTGCTGATACTGGTCTTGCAAGCCAAGCTGCTGCTGCGCTGTTTGCATTCCGACATTTTTGGCTTGGTTAGCGGCCTGCACTTGCGAGTTGTAAATAGCCCTTTCTTGCGCACGCTGTGCCTGTTGTTGTGCAGCGGCTTGCTGGGCTTGCATTTGAGCGATCATTGCAAGTGTTGCGCTGTTGTCCTGTTGCTGTGGTGCTGGAGAAGGTGAGCCGCCCATAGTATTGTTTTGTTAGTTGTTAGGTTTTGTTAAAAGTTAATACTGTCTTCCACCAAAGTACGCGATTCCTGCTGGAGCCGCCCTTGGAATAATTCCGCCTGAAGTGTTTGTAAATCCTGCTGCATAAGGGGCTGCTTGTTGGGCTGATCCAACAGATGAATATCCTCCTCCTGACGTTAATCCTTTTGATGCCATGCCTGCCAATGCTCCGCCCAGTGCGCTTCCTGCCTGCATTCCCAAAGGGCCAGCTTTAGCTCCAAGTGCTGCTCCGCCAATTGTTCCAAGCGCATTGATCCCAGCCCCTAGTATTGCATTTTGACCACCTTGGTTTTGTGCCGCAGCCTGCATGGCAGCTTGTTGGTAGTTCTGCCACTCTTGCTGTTGTTTGGTAACGGCTTGGGATGTGGAACCCATCATCTGGTTGATCCAGTCAGTAGCAGACTGTTGGTTGGCCCTAGCAAGTCCATATCCTGCCTGCCTAGCAGCCTCGCGCTGTTGCAGAGCCTGTGCATTAGCGGCCTGTGTGGCTGCTACAGCCTGCGCAGGGTCAATTCCGGCAACGGGAGCCTGTCCGATGGCCTGTTGCGCCAATGCCAAGTTTTTAGCACGCAAATCCTGCGCCTGAGCAGTTGCCTGATCAAAAAAACCAGACTTTCCAATGGTGCTATCTTGCAGTCCCGTTTGCAGGTAGTTTTGCAGTCCGCTGGTCTTCGTCCATTGACCTAGTTCATCCTGCCAAGAAAATGGGTTTGCAGTGCCGTCCATAAGGTTAAATGCCAACGCCTTTTCCCCACTGCTTCATTGTGTTTTCCCAGTAACTAGGGGCTAATCCAGCGGCGGCTTGGTTTTGGATTTCTTCGCGAGCGGCTGCACCAGCGGGGTTGGTCATCTTCTCAAGTTCCCTGCTCTTGTAGGCATTGACAGCGGCGAGTTGTCCCATCTGGTTCAATGCGCCTTGAGGGCCATAAATATCAGGAACGCGAGTCTCCAGTGGGCGTGATGACATAGCAACGTCCATAGCATTCTGTCGAGCCAGTGCATCTTGCCCCGCTTGTTGCTGCATTTGAAGCAATGCCATGTCAACGGGCTGGCTATTAGGTGTTGGAGGTGTTGGTGTTGATCCGCCCATAATTATTCAGGAATATAAAGTTCTCTGTTAGTTCTGACAAGACCTAATTTATTCATAGTTTCTTCAGGAAAATTGCCTGCGCCGTCCCTATTATTTAGCGGAACTCCAATAAATCCCTGTTTGCCAGAAAGTTGAGTGTGGGCTTTCCAGTCGCTCATTACCTGAATAACGTCTCTCGGCCTAGTAAGTGCCGGATGGAACGCCGGATACGTCACTGGAAGGTAAACGGTATCAGAATATCCAAAGCAAGTGTCGCCTCTGTATAGGGCGTGAACCGTTGTATTAGGGTTTTCTACTATAGAGTGATCAAATGTCTTTGCGAATGACTGCAACTTGTAAAAGTCATCGGTATTTGGTGAAACGAATCTATATGATATATTTTCTCTCATAAATTACGTTCCTACAGCAACTGATACTCCATTTGCAAGTGCCGTTTGAACATTGGGAGCCTGTGCAGCAATAATCTGCCTCCTGACATTGCTATTTCCACAAACAACACATGGCAAGCATGACCCGTTGGTGTTGTTGTTGATTGGGATGCTTGAATACAAAGGAATAATTCCATCCGACCCAAACGGACTCATGTACTGATTGGGGAACTCTGTGATTGGCTGAATTGCTTGTGTAATCGTAGGCATAGATTAGGAACAAGGATTTGCAATCCTGTATTGGTTTGCGGCATTCGTTGCTTGCTGCGTTGCGAGTGCGATTGCTTGCGTATTAGCATCATCCTGCGACACATAGCTGGTAAATGATGCGGTAGCCGTAGCGGACACAGCCGGAATAGTAGACGGCGAAGTGCAGCGCAGTGTTACCGTCCTAGTCTGCGTGCTAGACCATGAGTTTACAGCATTTCCTGCCTGCTCTTGAGGGGCTTCTGTCAGGTCAACTACAATTGAAGCTCCATCCTCGCCAACAACGCAATATTGAGTTTCATTTACGTTTTTATTTCCAACAGATGGCTCGTTCCAAGGGTCTTGGTACATGCGGATAGCATCAACTCCCAGTGCGCCGCACCACTCGACAAGAAAGCTAAATGCTTTGTCTATATCTAGCGTGTTTTTTGACTCACAGGATTCGCTTTTTTCTGTCCTGTTAACATTTTCAGTAATCAAACGGCGGTACTGCGTTTGCAGGATTCCCAAGTCAGCGATTTCGGTTGCAGCTTGGCTTGTTTCATACTGATAGGGATCTGTAACAGCAAGCAAACGATTATTCAGGATCTCCTGATAAATGCCCTTGCTTCCACGATAGGAAACCTTCACATCAACTGTTCCTGCGATTTGCGAGCAATCAAGTTCGCCATACACCATCTGTTTCCATCCCATGTCGTCACCAAGCAGTGCAGTTTCAAACTGGCAGTAGATTCTGTTGATCCTTTCTGTGGTTGTGCCGTCTTGGTTGATTTCCAGATAGGTGTCGTATCTTTCTGGAACAAACGCCTCCCAAAGATGATTAAAAGACCCATCAGAAGTTGATGCGTAATCAACGGAAAACGCAAAGCATCTAGGAACAGCGTCAATTGTGTTAACTGACCAGTTTACGGGACGAATTCCATTCCAAACTCCAGCCCATGCCGGAGTGCGTGACTGATTCCATTCGGATGCGGCTGCATAATCCAAGACCATCGTCGCGCTGTTAAGCGGCTCTAGGTACGGGATGCTGTACAACAAATAGTTTTCATATGATGCAGCGCAGATGCCTGTATAGTTTGGAGCCATCAGGCGTTTCGCCTTTGCCATCTCCACATCCTTATAAAGCACTTGGCTGGACAAATAACTAGATGCGGCAACGTCAACGCTAACCAGTCCGCCTTGCGAATACCACCACATCTGTCCGTTTTGAAAGGCGATGCTCTTTCCGGCGATGCACCCAATATTCGGGAATATCGTTTGCTGGAAGTTTGCCGTAACCCCCCATTGCGAGCGATCAAGTACACCAGAAGCCAGAGAATATGTAGACTGGTCTGTGAACACATACAGGCGGGTGTCGTTATTCTGCCCAATGTGATCGTGCATTGCCGTTACTGGTCTAGGGACGCTGAAGTCTCCACGCCCCGCTCCAGTAGTACGTTCTGTCCAGCCAAGTGGGTTGGCTAAGTCTGATGCGCTGATGATGTTGCCATTTGCAACCCAAAGCCTGTTGCCGGAATAGGCCATCCAGTAGCCGACTGGCATTTGTGGAATCGATGACCCAGACTTGTCTGACCCGTCCCAATAATGTGCGCTATTAATGCCATCCTGAAAGATCAGCATGCGGTGTGATGGCGTTACTGTTGTGCCTCCGCTTGTATTCACCGATGCCGATTGGGTGGCAACAACAATATTTACCTCTGACACATCTGGATCTAGCTGTATTCCAGAAAGCTGATAATCGCTCCACGCCCTTGGCTGCTTGAGAGGGAAGGGAGAGTAGTAAACCTTGCCATCAACAACGAACACTGCATATGGAAGCTCTGAAGCTGCGAATTCAGTGCCTTCTGGCGTGTAGATCGTGTTTTTCTGCGTGATCGTCACGCCGGATAGGTTTGTGATCGTAGAAGCTGCTTTAGCCTGTTTGTTGGCGTTAAAAATGATACCTCCTTGGAAGTTTCCCTTCGGCAACGATAGATGCATCTTGAATCCGTTGCGTGTTTGGGCAATGCCTCCGCGAACATTTACATTTACAGCAAACTTGGCCTGATCTTCAGGCAGTGACCAAGGATTGCGAACTGAATTAACGCCTTTAATCCAGTTCGCAGATGTCTTAACCAACCTTCCAGTGGTGATGCTTTGGCTTTTCATGCCCTAAAACATTACATCATCTGTGTAATCGCCGTAAGTAATATTGTTAATTTGTGGCGGCTGCATAGCGTGACCCTCCATGCTTTCGTTCTGGTTTTTCAGATAAGAAATAGCAGCCGTCCAATACATTTGTGCCTGCTCCATGAAGTCTTTGTCTTCTAGGTCACAGGCATGAACCGCCGCAATGATTGCACGCTCGTTTTCTACGGGAATGTAGTCGTATTGGCTGGTAATGAATGGATGGGCCATGCGGTAGATGATTCTTGCCCATGAGCAATGCTTTCCAATGCGAATCCTGCGGTACTTTGGATTGGTTTCTGTTGGGTGGTATTGACCGATCAGAGCCATGTCGTTGCTCCTTCCGTAATCAAGAGCGTACAGGCTGACATAACCAAGAGTTTCAGGCTTTTCAACATGCAGGATGCTCTTAACCAAGGTAGGAGGAAGAATTGAATCTACAAAGAATGCGCTGCTTACGCTGTCGCCAGTGTTGTAATAAGTAATCCTGCCAGTTGTTGATGCAGTGTTTATTGCGTTGGCATAGGTGTCGTAAAGCTCAAAGCTATTAGCGTCAACTGGTCTCGCATAATAATACTGCGGCGTTGCCATCGTGCTTGCAACAAGGCCAGCAGGGAGCGTGTCTCCATCAGCCGGACGCACTGTTACTTGATCGCCTATTTCAAACAAAGATCCAACAGCGTCAATACTGGTAGATGCGACTGGCGTAAATGTACGCACAATGTTCATGCTCATCTGGCCTACTGGAAGCGTAGGAATACCAGCATCAGAAAATACAATCGGTACATTTGATGTGTCAGTCAGCGACACATTGTTTCCAGATATGGTAATTTTATAATCTGTGACAGCGTCCAATGGTAAAGGAAGCGAACCAGTAGAAGAAAATTTGACAAGCTGCCCATTGCTCAAGTATTCGATGGAACTAGGAACAATGAGGTTGTTGTATGCCTTGGCATATGATGGAACGCGAATGGCAAAATATGACTGACCTACACCGATGCTAGTTGCTCCAACAATTCCAATTGTTATGCCGATTGTCGTGCCAGTGGCAGTAGCTGTGGCGGGTTTGTTTAGCGTAATTGTAGACCCAGAGACTGACTCAATAAATGTGTTGGCTGCGATTCCTGCTCCAGTAACCTTTTCACCAATTGAAAGACCTGTAGGTGGGCTAACAGCAGTGATAGTTTTTGACCCATTTGTTATATTTGCTGACCTTGTTTGAGGTGAGCTTGTTGCATTTGATGACGATGAATAAACTTCAGCAGTTTTGTTATCAATTACTTTGAAAAAGTACTGAGTTGTAGAATCAACTCCGTTTGGCAAAAGATAATCAGATGCAAAGTAGAAGCCTTGCGGCGGACTGTTTACGATGCCGGAGAAATCGCCAGACCAAGTGCTGTTGAATGTGATTCTAAACGGACGAGTAAGAGCCACATAAAAATTTCCAGTTCCAGATCCAGTAATGTTTACTTCGCTGAAGTCTGCGTTCCTAATGGAATAGGTTCCAGTGGATGCATTTAAAGGAGTTTCCAGCCTGTACGCAGTGCCTGACTCAAGCGGTGCTGGTAGCGTTCCGCTTGATGAAAACTCTACAAAAACACCAGTTGATGGAATAAACGAAACAACTGGTGGCGTAACGTATCCAGTTCCTTGCGTCACAAGCGAGACAGATGTTACTGACCCATTTGAAATTTGGGCTGTTCCAGTTGCGCCAGTTCCGCCACCACCATCAATTTTTACAATTGGAGGGTTTTCATATCCAGATCCACCAAGTCCCGCTGGGATTGTTATATTTGAAACAAAAGATGTCTCTAGGGTAGCAGTTGCCCTTGCACCGTTTGCCGCCGTGGTTCTTGTTGACGCATAATCTGCTGCTGTTGCCGTACTTGTTGCGTGATTGCTTACTTGTATAGATGTTCCAGACAGCTTTAAAACAATCGTTGTTCCATCAGGAATGTTGTCGCCATAGATTGGCGCACCAACTTGCAGTGAAGTAACAGTAGCCGCAGCAATTGCAGTTAATACGCCGCTTCCAGAAGTGCTGTTCGCAGTGAAGGCAACATTTGTAGTCGGCGCACTAATTGTTATTGTTGGTGCTGTTGTATATCCTTGTCCGGCTGATGTTATTACAATGCTTCCTACTGCGAATGTTCCAGTTGGAGTAGTGTTATCTGGAATCATTACTGCATATCCAGTTGCCGTTGAAAATGCTTGTGGAGAATCAGCAGAGACGGTTGGAGCAACAACAAAAGGCACTAATGTGCCATTGGCAGTAGCGGAGTTGCTAATTGTGATTGTTGAAGTTCCAATCCCAGTAACAATTGTACCAAGTGATATTCCAGTTCCACTAATGGTTTGTCCGATAACAATATTTGATAAATTAGAAACAGCAGAAATTGTTGGTGACCCAGTGACTGTTGTCCCAGTAAACGTGTACGTTTTTCTTGGACTATCAAATGTAACAATTGGTGCATCCGTATATTTACTTCCAGCTTTTGTAATATTTACATTCGTTATACCACCAGATACAGTAGCAATCGCAGATGCGGTTGTTGTTACTACAGGTGGCGGTATTGTGAGGTCTGGAGCGGTTACTTGATTAATTGTTCCAGTTGTTGATGTTGCATCAACCAACTTAACCAAGGAATTTGTTCCAGACCCGCTGTCTGTTAAAATGATTGGATTTGCGCCTGTGCTTGCGTCAGCAGCATTCGTGTGGATTGACAAAGTGTCCTCATCAATCACGAATACGAAGTAATTCTGCCCTGCAATCAGTGGCGTAGGAAGCGTTCCGCCAGATGTGAATGCCTGAACTTGATCGCCAGTCTGGTAATAGTGCTTGCTGGAAAATGAAAGCGTTGTTTGCGGTGCAATTGCCTTGCGGATGTCTGTATTGAACAAGCCGCTATTGCCAGTCATCAGAACTGGATTTGTTCCGTTCTGTGCGTCAGTGATGCTGGGATATATTAGCAGATCGTCTGAATCCAGAGACTGCGCGAAATATGTCGTGTTCGCAACAAGCGGAGATGGCAATGCTGGAGCAAATCCAGATCCAGTTCCAACAGAGAAGGCAACGCTGTTTGGTGAATCAATAGCAATCGTAGGAACAGTTTGAAGATTGATCGCCGTAAGCAGATTGCTAGGACGGGCATCAGTTAGCGTGATGGTTCCGGCACTCAAGATGCTTTGCAGGAAAATCGGATTGTTTCCGGCCTTCGCATCAAGCGAGTTTTGGTAAAGCTGAATGGTCAGCGTGTCATCAACGCCGATATAGTAAGTCTGTCCGGCGTAAATGAAGCTAGGCATCGTCCCAGATCCAAGAGAAAGCACTCCAGACTGACCAGATTGAAGCTGGTGCGCTGTTGCTGCTACAAACTTTGTAAGCGGCGATACAGCCGTTGATCGCGTTTGAATGGTAACGCCGTCTGGCTCAATCGAACCAAGCGGGAAATCAGACTGCGCATGGATTGGAACCAGAATGCCGTCAACTGTTGTGCCATTGGGCATCTGTGTGCGTAGTTCGCGATTATTGGAGTCTGTTCCAATGACGCGAATTTGGCCTCCAGCGTCTGCGCTATGCTCGGAGATGGCAACAAGCTGGGAAGGCTGGCGAATATCCATGACAGTAGCCACAAAGCCCCTGTCATCCCATGCCCAATCAACGGGATTGTACATTCCACCCTTGTTGACATGGTACTGGAACAGCCTTCCCCTGAAGTATGTTGGCGAACCATCAACATTCACTCCAAGCGGCACTTCAATGCCGCGAGGGAGTGTAATTGTTTGCCCATCCCAGCCAGTACAGACATCAACCTCTTGATTGGTGTGGAAGTAATGACCAGACTCCATGAGAGTCTGAACGGCCTGCGTTAGCTTGCGAAAAACCTTTTTTTGATCGGTTGTTGCAAGGATTTCAGCGGCCTCGTCATATATCTGCGAGACGAACATCTTTAGGTATTAGCGTTGGCTTCCGGCTTCGACAATTCCCTTTAGGAACTCATCATCAGGAGATCCTGCGCCCATTTCAGGGCCAGCGGGAGGCATTTCTTCCACAGGAGCCTCTCCTGCCATAGCGGCCTCTTGGTTCACGCTTTGGTAGAGAGAATCAACCCCCTGCGCAAGCTGCACGATAAGCTGGTGGATTGCGTCGAAAGCATCCTTTGGCATGGATACCATTACAGATCCATCGCCAGCGGGTGCGGCGGCTTCAGGAGCCATCTTGTCGGCGGGAGCAGCACCCATTCCAGAATCTGGAGCAGGCATTGGATCGTTGGGGGGCATAGTTTTGTCAGCCATAGTATTAGTCGTTGTCGGTTTCGTTGGATTCAGATGCCTCTTCCAATCCCTTTTCGATGGCATCCTCATCGTCAGGCTCCGATTCTTCCGATTCGGTAGATTCTCCGGCTTTAATACCATTGATTTGCAACTCAACGCAATGTCTAGTTTCAGACTTTCCGTTAATTTCGGACGTTGTGGTTTTTTCCATCACTTTTTTAAAGTGGATGACGGCTGTACCCTCCTTTGGAAAATCCTTTAGTGCTTCTGCGTTCTCAAAGTATAGCGATGGATAGTGAACACGCTCTTCTTGTTCGCTTTCATCCTCTTCCATTTCATATGGTTCAGGCATTTCCAGTTTTTCACCAAGGTCTGTGAATCCTTCTGGGACTTTAATTTTGATCGTGTATGGCATAATTGTTAGTAGTTTGAAGGTTAATAATTAAAATCCAAAATAAGGGCTTACCAAGAGCGTTCCACCTTGAATGGTTGTATTAGCGTCCTGCACAACGTTGGCGTGCGCACTGGATACAACAACGTCTCTAGCATTAGCAGACACAATGCAGTTTGTTGCGCTAGTAATAAGCTGTGTATCGCCCATTAGCTTCACAATCTTGTTGGTTGCAGTTGTGGCGTTAAACGTGATGCAAGGTTGAGAATTATTAGCAATCAACCTTCCACCTCTAAAAACATGAGAGTTGTTTGTCGCATCTCCATTTGCAAACTTAAATACAACAAGTTTTGTAACAGGTGTCCCTCCAACTAGGTTCTCAAACCTCAAGGATGTAGTTCCACTAACAATGCTTAAGCCTTCTGTGCCAAAAATCTGCACAGTCCAGCACAATGCTGTGAATTGCATAAACGAATTGGATTGGGTCATGTCCAGTAGTCTTGCACAATAGGTAAATAACACTTGGTAAAAAACATTACCAATAGTTCCAGTCTCGCTTACTATAGTAGAAACAGGAGCGTTTACTAATCCAGTGCTGTTAATAACAAGAACTCCAGTTGCAACGGAAAAGATTGTTCCTGCACCAGATGCGTTTGTAATAGCAGTAAAGTAAAAAGCAACTTGCTGATTGGTGGTAGAACCTCCTCCTTGAGTCCACACTCCACCTGTTCCAGAGCAAATAAATACCCCATGTCCACCAATTACCTTTGGTTGGTCTGCTGTAAGGCTAAACGCAACTACGTTTGTGGATATTGTTACATTTGCGTCCTGTTCAAAGTATAGATCGCCTTCATTATCAAGGCTGATTGTAGAAGTGATCGTATAAGACCCAGCTTTTACATAAACCAAGTCGCCAATTGTTGATGCTGAAACTGCTGCGGCAATAGTGGCAAATGGCGAAGAGAAGCTATAATTGCTCAACCCAGCCCGTGTATCTGTTCCAACGCCGGAATCAACGTAAATTACTTTTCCAGAGTTAAGATTCGGCTTGTTAAGGATTTGTGCAACGCCAGAAACAGCGTTCCAGTCCGAATTTACTTGAGCGGCAGGGATCGTTGGTTTGTTAAGGATCTGCGCGAGTCCAGAAACAGCATTCCAGTCAGAGTTTACTTGGGCTGCTGGGATCGTTGGCTTGTTTAAAATTAAAGCCGCGCCAGAGACAGCGTTCCAATCGGAGTTTATTTGGTTTATGCCTTGGTTTAGAACCCTGATCAGGTAACACAGAAGCCCTTCACCAGTATTCCTTGGCACTCCGGCAATTGTTGCTGTGTTGTTTGGATCGCAAGGAATATCCCAGACAACCTTTCCTCCTAGAACCTCCTTTTCGATGGTTCCATAAAGCGCATAAACGAGGTTATCAATTAGCGAAGGAACGCTTTCGTGAGAAACGGAAGGATAGGGCGTATCGGCGTTGCAATAGTCGTTGTAGACTACGCCGCCGTCATATCCATATCCATCGTTAGATCCGCATCCACAAGACATAATTGCTAGTTTTATACCTTATAGGTTATTTGTCCAGTTAGATTTTTGAATAATGCCAAGTAAGCCTGACACCATTGGATGCAGTTGTTATCCTGAATTGCTTTTTTTGCATTTTGTTAGCTTTCATTGCTTTTCCAATAAAAACTCTGGCTTCCCCGTTGGTCATATCCAGTTTTTCCATAATATCCGTTATCGTAATCCAGTTATCAGGAACAAATTCGGCTTTTCCGCCAACTTGTTGTACGATTTCTTCCAACCAGTCGTTTGCTGTTTTTTGTTTCATGTTTTGTATGTTTTAAATTGGAAGCATCCATTCCTCACCATGCTGTCGCGAGGTAATGTAAATCGAAGACTGATTCAGCCTTTCCGAATAATGACCCCACAGAAAGGCTTGCGTCCATGCCCATGTGGATGGTCGATTTTTGGCATATTCAAGCGATCCACGGGCTGTAAGCGTGCCAATATTGTACCCCGTGCCGCCGTGCTTGGTCTTCGCGCTGGCAACAGCGACCTTGTGCGTGTGACCGAAGACTATTTTCTTCCTTCTTCCATCGCAGTAATGACCTGCCATGTGGGCAGTGGCCTGTTCGTTGTAGATCGTGCCATGTGTGAACCCAATATCTGCGATGTCCACTATTTGCTCTATGCCGGAGTATGGAACGAGCCTAGCACCGATCTTCTTTGTCGTGTCCTCAATTGATTGGACAATTTTGTGCGCACAATAAGCCGTAACGCTATTCTTTGAATGAGTCAGCTTCCAAGCTCTGTCTTCGTGATTCCCGCAAAGCACCCAAGGGTCTTTACACCCTGCCATTAGCTGTCTCAAGTGAGTAAGCCCAGTGTCAATGTCCGGCGTTACTTCGTCCCCATCGCTTCCAGATCCAATTCCGTTCCCCATTAGCGCGGACAGGTCTATAAAATCACCCAGATGCAAAATTGTGTCCGGCTTGAACCTTTCTTTCATGGTCATAACAGCGTTCCATGCTTCTTTGTCGCAGTATTTAGCGTGTGAGCAGGACACGGCTAGGATTTTTTTGAACCCTTTATTTATGTTTGCCATTTAATAAGCCCTTTCTATTTCATCGTTTTCGTTTTCATCTTTTTCTTCGTCCAGTTCGCCATCTGACCATTGTCTGATGTGATTTTGTAATGCTAGTTTGTTTCCTATGAGGATGTGTGCGTGTTGTGTTTCACCATCTTCGCTAACCCAATTTATAAAGATCGCCAAATTTGGAAAGTGTTCCGTAATGATTGCGATGGCCCTTTGGATTTCTTGCCACTCGTTTTTGGAGATGTTCTTTGGTTTTGACAATTTCACGATATGCAATTTTCAACCAATCTTGCTTCTGCTTCCCTACGCTTTACTAGACCATCCATGTTCTTGTCAATCCATAGCCGCTTCATTTTTCTAATTTCGTTGGCTATCTCTTTGTACTCTTTTTTGGGTACAAGCACCCTTATGTTGCGCATCTCAACCCTACTGTCGCCAGACATTGAAGACCCTCTGTTAAATACAAGGGATACGATGGCTCCATAGGCATCGTCGCAAAGTTGATCTAGTGAAGGGAATGCTCTTTCAGCAAGTTTAACAAATTTGGGCCAAGTGGTTTTTTCAAAGATGCTCTTTGCCTGCTCCCAAGACACAACAATGCCTGCATCTCTTAATATT